AGGTGGCCTCAGATTACGCGCTGCTTCGCGACTGATGTTATGCGCCGTCAGTTGGGCGAGGCCCCGTTACCGGGGCTTGTGGTGCGCACGCGCCACCACGAAGTGAACTAGGCATTGCGTGGGGGATCAGCACGGGCAGCTCTGCGGTTCCCCCGCTCAGCCGGGGCATGGCCACCCTGTGGTGCGCTCTGGGGGCCTTTGGCGCGAGACTTTGGCACGTGCTCAGTGGTTTTCGGGGCTGACCCCGGAGCCTCCGGCATCTTCCCTGCCCGGCGTTTCTCCGCTTGCGCCTTATCCCGAAGGCGCTTAGCCACCATGGCAGGGGGCAGCGCGCATGTGTCGCACATCAACAGATCCATGTCTCGCTCCTCAGCTCTCTTAGCAAGCAGAGCAGGAGGTAGCGCACATGAGGACACACCGCGATTGCGCGCGCGGCTTGCCCGTTTGATGTCGGCTGCCATCACTCTCTCACGGGTCGCCTTGTCGCTATTGGCCACCGTCCCACTAGGCAACTCGGCAGCATTGAGGACCACGCCCCCGTCTATGGAGCACGTGTACTTCACGGCCCCATAGGGTGGGTACACAGGCACGGTGGTAAGGTCCCCGACAGTGCTGCCTCGAGCCCAAGATAACACTGCTTGGGCATCAGGGCAATCAGCCAGGAAGAAATCTTCCATCCACCCCGCGAAATCATTCGGGTACTGCACATCGTAGGTATGACCCCTCGAGAGGTAACTCGCCTCCTCAGGGGCAACGGAGCCATTCCGGCGCACCCCGAACGCACGCATGAGCTCACTCAGCACGGGGGTGTTGGCATCGGTCCAAGAGAATGACTCCAGCTTGAGCCGGAGTACCTCGGGAGCTGTAACACCGGTGAGTGTTGTGTAATGGAATTTTGCCAATGTCTTCGTAAGATCACACATAGAATTGCAGTCCCCGAAGAAAACGGCTGGTCCATACACCCGCCCCAAAAACTTCACGTGCGACGTGAATGGCTCGACCGTCATCACCAGGCCAAGGTCGCTAGAGGCAGCGGCAAGCGCTAGATCGGTGCAGCCAACCACGCCATCATCGCCCCCGACCACGCACAGCTCAAGTGCGGCACCTGCGTGATACAACACGAACAGGTTGTCCAGCGTGTTGAGCACTGATGTGTCTCCCAGGCCAGAGCCACGGGCGAACCCTTGCTCATACTTCACGCC